AAAGATAGCAGCGCAGCAGCAGAGCGTACTTATGACCATACTGGTTGCGGTACTCAAGCTAAATACTTTGAACTGAAAGAAGAGGTCTAACCATGTCCCAGAGCCAATGGATTTTACAGGCTCTGGAGCAACGCCCCTTAACGCCCCTCGAGGCGTTACATGGGTGCGGATGTTTCAGACTAGCCGCTAGGATTAAAGAGCTGCGCGAACAAGGCCATGACATCAAGACTAAATCACTCATATTGCCTGACGGCAAAATTGTGGCGCAATATCATCTAGAAAGTAAACGCCCACAGCATTGCGGTACAGGGTTCTGTTCTTGTATTGAGTGCATTTATAAGGGTGACCAATGAAGATGCGCTATTACCGTAAACAGTTCTGGTATTTTCCTGAACTCGGCGTTTTTATGAAGTCGCATACACGCAAAGTTATTTTCCGCAAAGTTAGTTACTTTTTTTAAAGGTTCAACATGAACAATCAAGACGATTTCGCACCTGAAGTACGCAACAGCGCCTGGTGGGCGAGTGATACTAGGCAAGCTGCCAACGGTCGTGCTATTGACCAAATCCTGATTAAACAAGGTAAGCAAGACGCGCCAGACTTGTCTGAGATCGAAGCTGTGCAGATGGGCCATGTGATGCAGCCAACGATTCTCAGGCTTGCTCAAAACGCACTTAAAATGGAAGTGAAAGATGCAGATTATCAACTTACCCATTCGACTGAAGACTGGTTTCGGAGCCATTTCGATGGAATTTCTGCTGACGGATCAACCCTTGTTGAAGCCAAAAACTACAACGCTGCCACACGCAATAAGTACGACTTTGAACAGGGTCGCATCCCGCCAGCGGACTATGCACAGTTGGTTCACGAAGCAGCGGTACATAACGTCAACAAAGTCTGCTTTGCAGTTTTATTCGGCGGCCAAGAGTTCAAGCATTATGTCTTTGAGATTTCAGAAGCAGAAAAGACAGAACTTATCCAAAAGATGGCCGTCAACTGGAGTCATGTCAAATTAGGCACCTTGCCGACACCGGAAACAGTCGATCAAACTAAACTGGTCTATCCAGTTAGCACCGCTGGCGTGATTACAGCCACTCAGGACGTTGAACACGCTATCGAACAACTAAAGGTACTCAAATCCAAAATAAAGGAGTTAGAGACCGTTTACGAAGGTTGGGAAGTACAGATCAGAAACTATATGACTGATAACGAAGAAATCAGAAGTATTGATGGCTCGACGTTAGTGAGTTGGAAGTCATCTAAGTCTAGTGCACGGTTTTCAGCAGAGTTGTTCAAGGCCGCTATGCCAGATATTTACAAGCAGTTTGTCATTGAATCACCAGGCTCACGCCGTTTCTTAATTAAATAAGGGGATAAAAATGAATGATGTTGAACAATACACAGCATTAAATGAATTAAACAATAAGGTGCAAGAGTCTTATGAACGAGGTTGCGAAGACGGTCAAGCGTTTGAACGTCAGCGAATAGTGCCTTTGATTGCAAAAATTAAGGACATGATGATTGCGTTAGACGAAGTTAAAAGTGCGAACGATGTACATAAAGACACGAAAGATTTATGTATTTTGTTTAAAAAAGATTGTCGTGTTTTGTTGAGTATTGCTTTACAAGAATCAGGGGAGTAAATATGAGCAACATCGTACCGTTTGCAGATATGCAACAGATGGCTAAAGCTATCGCTGATTCTCGATTATTCGGTTTAACCGACATCAATCAGGTGTTAGCACTTGGCATGGTCGCACAGGCTGAAGGACACGCCTTTGCTACCGCAGCCCGTGATTATCACGTTATTCAAGGCCGTCCTGCACTTAAAGCCGATGCAATGATGGCTAGATTTCAGGCCGCTGGCGGTAAAGTTAACTGGGAGGTATATACAGATGAACGTGTCACAGGGACTTTTAGCCATCCGAATGGTGGATCTCTTTTGGTCACTTGGACTATTGACCAGGCCCGAAGTATTGGACTTGTTAAACCAGGCAGTGGGTGGCAAAAATTTCCACGAGCTATGCTCCGATCACGCTGCATTAGCGAAGGCATTCGATCAGTTTACCCAGGCTCTGTTACCGGATTCTACAGTCCTGAAGAAGTCCAAGACTTTGAACCCGTGAAAACAAAGGATATGGGACGCATTAAGCCTGAACCTATACCAACTATCACCAATGATGGCGAAGTCGTCTTAGGCGACGTTTTAGACGCTCCTGAAGCCGATTATGGTGATGTTGCCGCGCCTGAATTACCGCTCTATGTGCCAGGCACCGATAAACCGCACCAATACGTTTACGATAATGAAGACTTTATTCGTGAATTCGGTAATTTGTGCGACAGAATCGGGAAATCGAAAAAACTTGATGCGGGGGAGAGGTTTGAGAAATGTAAGGCTTTAGCCCGTGCCAATCAAGACTTTATTGACAAGATGACTGAAATCCAGAAAACCGTACTTAACCGCATGATCGCAACAGCAGGAGAAACCGTATGACTAGCCACATTCCAACCCCTGGCAAGGGTGTTATCTTCCAAAATTCTAAGAAGACTACAGAGCGGCATCCAGATTGGAAGGGTCAGCTCTTAGTCACCAAAGACTACAAGGTGGGTGACACTGTCAAGTTCACAGGGTGGACTAAGCAATCAGCCGTGGGTCAACTCATCGCTATCGCTGAAGACACCTTTGTGCCCGACCCACAGTGGCGCGAGAAGCTAGAGGCCAAGAAGAAAGAGGAGCACGCCGGCACCTATCCGCGCGAGGTCAAATCATTTGATGATGATGATTCGGTACCATTTTGATGCGACACGTTTTACATTTGCCGTACCCACCATCAATCAACAACTACTGGATTGCTAGTGGCCATCGCAGGTTTGTATCCAAGCGAGGGCGTGACTTTAAATTAGCGGTACAAGAGTATGTTGCACTGCACCAATTAGAATCTTTTGGTGGGGCGGGAGTGGAAGTTGATATTGTCATCAGACCACGGGATGCACGCTTGATGGATATTGACAACTCTATCAAGCCTATTCTTGATGCGTTGCAAGACGCAGGACTGTTTGACAATGATGCACAGGTATCAACTGTGACTTGCCACAGGGGTCTTGTAAAGAAGGGCGGTGGCGGTTGCATAGTGATCGTCACCAATGAAACACCACGCATAGAAGAAGTTTAATCAACCAATAAGGTTATACAAATGTCTAGTCCTAAAATACTCATCGCCACCCCTATGTACGGTGGCCAGTGCGCGGGTTTCTACACGCAGTCGCTGCTAAACCTTCCTGCAACACTCAAGGAGGCTGGCATCGAGTCGATGTTTACGTTTATGTTTAATGAATCTCTCATAACTCGCGCGCGTAACGCTCTGGCTAACGCTTTCCTGAAGTCAGACTGCACGCACCTTATGTTTATTGATTCTGATATTGGTTTTAATCCTGCTGACATTGTTAAGATGGTTCAGGCCGATAAGAACGTGATCGGTGGTATCTATCCCAAGAAAGAGATCAACTGGAACACGGTCAAACGTGCAATGGATAACGGTATTGCCAACGATATGCTGAAACACCACACCGGATCGTTTGTGGTGAACCTGGTAGGTTATGCAGCCGAAGTCACCGTACCAGTCGATCAGCCTGTTGAAATTATGAACGCAGGTACGGGTTACTTGCTCATTAAACGTGAAGTGTTCGAAGCGCTAGAGCCTCATGTACCGCATTATTTCAATGACGTGCACGATCTAGGCAACACCATGCAAGCGCGTGACAAGATACACGAATACTTCGCCACCTCGATTGAAGAGGAAACAGGCCGCCTACTGTCTGAGGATTATCATTTCTGCGCGATCTATCGCAAGATTGGTGGTCAAATCTGGGCAGCACCTTGGGCTGTTCTCACCCACGTTGGCACTTACGCCTTTGAAGGAAGGTTGATCCCCGCACCATGACAAACTTCACACAAGACTGGTTCTCACACAACGTGGTGAACTTTAAAGCTATAAAAAATAGATTGCCAGAGTGCAATAGCATCTTAGAGATAGGCTGCTTTGAGGGTAGGGCAACGTGTTGGATGCTCGAGAATATGCTATCGCCTAACGGTCAAATTATTGTTGTAGACACGTTTAAAGGCTCTGAGGAGCATACAAACATTGTTTTAGACAATATGTATGAGCGTTGGCAAGCAAACGTTGATGAGGTCAAGCTACCAGGTCAACACGTTATCCCCTACAAAGGTACAAGCTACGAAATGCTTGCTCATCTCATTGCAGAAGAGTCTAAGTTTGATTTCATTTACGTTGATGGCAGCCACACCGCCTATGACGTAATGACAGACGCTTGCATGGCGTGGGGGATGCTTAAACACGGTGGCGTCATCTTATTTGATGACTATCTGTGGGCTGATATGCCAGGGCTGCTACACCGCCCTAAACTTGGCATTGATTATTTCACAACAATCTTCTCAGAGCAGAACAAGTTAGTCCTATTGGGTTACCAACTAGGATTGCGTAAACTCTAACGCTTGGCGGTGCGCTTGCT